ATCCCAGCCCTCGGAGCTGCCTTTTAGTTCTTCCAGGTCTTCGAAAAGTGCTTCATAAACATCTTTTCCACCCGAAAGCTCGCTGAAAAAGTCCTTGAAAGGCCCAAAAGCCTCGCCGTACTTTTCCGAAAGGCCCGCTATTCCCTTGTCCCGCTGGTGTTTTTCGTAGACTGAGGTTATTCCGCCGATTAGTTCATCTTGGACAAGATGCCCTAGCAGCTCTAACTTCTCATGGTCTTCGGAAACAAGCTGGACAAGTTCTTGAATGCTGGAAATGACAGGTTCAAGAATAGACTCAATAAGAGCCCGGTCTTGCTCAATGTCTTTTTCATCCGGCACGGTTCCCCCTCCCCCTTATTGTAGACTATCAAGCGCCAGGCGCTTGCGGTTGCTGTGGCTCAGGCATTGGCGGCGGTTGAAGCGTCGCGTTAATTTCGTCCATCATCCCCTTTAGCTGGATGATGAAGCTTTTTAGGTTTTCAAGTAATTCCGGGTTTTCATCGTTTGCGTCTAGGCGCATAAGCGTGTTAAGGGCTTGGGTGAAAAGCCCCTGAACATTCGTGCATTCAAAAAAGTAGAATTTCCCATCCTCGCCTGGGCCGTCCTCGATGACTCGCTCGATTATCTTTTCGTTAAGATCATGCGCCGCAGTCATAATCGAATAGGCGCTTTCAAGGTCTGGCATTTCAAGCAGGCTCGCAGCCATTGCCGAATCGATGACTTTCATCGAGACAAGCTTTTCAATCTGTTCCATCTTGACCTTGGGGTCTTTTGACAGCGACGACGCGGCGGAAAATTGGATTGAGAACTGCTCCCTTTCTTTTTTAATGTCTTTCCAAGTTATAGAAGAGCGGAATTTTCGCTTAGGCAAAATCTCTTCGCCATCAGGCAGAATGTCAATCATTCGCTCCGCTATGTCGCGTTGAAAGCGAACGTAAGAGTCAAGCATGGTTTGATGCCTTTCACTTTCGACGTCCTCCATAGTTTGGAGCGCCGTTCCCGAATTAAGCCCCGAGGGCTTTTTTGCCTGGGCAGAAAGCTGTGAAACTCCAACAAGGTTGTAGGCTTTTTGCTCGAGCAAGTTTAATAGCTCAATATATGACGGGTCGATGAATGGCGGCGTCGCAATTACGATAGGCGCGCCAGTGGCTGTCTGGTCAAACTCAAACACGTCGCCAATGCGCGAAGCCGCAATCTGGCTTGACTTTAGGTTTGAACCTTTCGGAATAAAGACAGTATTAGCAGGGCTAAGGCTTGCAGCAACCGCGATTTTATAGGTTATATCGTCGATTAGCTTTTGTGGCCGATAGACAAGATCGGCCATCGAATCGGAAAAGGCCCCCTTGATCGGCTCTTTATAAAAAAGCCAAACAAAAGGCGGAGCCTCATATTCTATTTTTTTGCTTTTGATTAGCGTGTTGCCGATAAAATAATGCTTTTCCTTTCCAATCAAGTCCCAGTATATGCGAAAGTCTGCTAACGCGTTCGGCGAAAGTTCAAGGACGTCGCGATACTGGGGCAGGTTTTTTACAAGCTCGCGAAGGGCAATGAGCGGATACTGCTTTCGCCGTAGCTCGCATCGTGTCATGTCGCCTATCGCAAACTCTGCCGCGTCGAAAACAAACTCCCATGGCTTGACATGCTTGACCATCCGGTCGTCATCGTCGACCCATATCACGCCGAGGTCAAAGGTAAGAGCGTCGCCGACGGACTGGATGCCTTTTTTCTGAACGGACTGAAGATCAAAAAGCTCGTCAAAATAAACCTGCGCCGCTCGGCATGTTTTGATGGTCTTGAACGTGCCAAGCACGGGATTGAAAAACGGCCGAACCTTAGCTTGAGAAAGCTTTGAAACCGTTGAATCGATGCAAGAGCGAAGCACGTTCAGGGTCGGGATGTTGCCCTCGGTTTCGTCCTGCTGGCTGTACCATGCCAGGATATTGCCATAGGCCGCGTGCAGGTCTTCGCTTCGGTTTATGTTGTTATAGTAGCGGTTGTAGTTGCGGCGGTATTTTGCTTCGCGCTTTTGTAAATGGGTTTCCATGAGGTTCATGTCTTTCAGGATATAGTCGGCGTCCCTCTTCATCCTAAGTCCTCCAAGGTTCGCCGCTTTACGCGGTCGAAAGCGTCGTCTTGCTTTATGAGTATTTCGGTTCCGTCGGAAAGCTTGACGGTTACGGAAATTCCAGCACTAGCGGTTCGTAGCAGGTCGCGGATAATCCCGTAGTTTAGCGGTATAGTTTGAAGCCGATCAAGCTGACGTTGCTTTCGCTCGGCTTCGCGGGTGACTTTTATATAGTCTAAAACTGACTGGATTGTCATGTTTGACAGTATACTTGACAAAACTTTACTTTAGATAGTCCCTTTTATAGACTCGATGGAATAGTAAATCGGCATTTCACAAGCCCTCGCCAGCCAATGTTCGACCATGGCCCCTCGTGACTTTTCCCAGTCGGGAAGCATGAGAAGCGAATCGCAAGCCATCATGCCGGCAATCGCCTCGTGCATATAGTCGGCCCATGAGGCCTCGGGCCTTAGCCGAATGACGGCTGGGTTAAAAACCTTGAGGCCCTTTGCTTGAAGCGTCGCAGCCGCAGCATAGAATGCTGGCCGGTTAAGCTCGGGAAGGCCTGACATCGGCCCGGATAGGTAAATCATCTTGGATTGTTTATCCATACAAGCCGGAGAGAGTAGAGAACCGCGTCGAGCATGTCGGGATGGTAGGTGTCGTCATCGACAAGGCGCGTCAACTCGTCTTTCTCGTTTCGAGCGAAGACCGTCTTTAGTGCCTCGTCGGCAAATATCCCGTCAGGGCGAACCCTGAACTCGCCCTGGCGTACCTCGTCCTGAAGGGTCTCGATAGCTACTGGCTTGTCGACCTTGTACGCGTCGAGGGTCGGAAGCCCATAGGCTGTTGCTAGCTCGACGGATATCTTTTTACCTGCCCCGCCCGCGTCGGCATAGATATAAAAATCTTTATCCGGTATCGAGGCGAAGAGGCTGGAAGTTTTGACATACTCAATGCCTTGCTTCACTGCCTCGACAAGCGCCGATATCCCTGTGCGGCGGCCCTTGTATTCGTAGACAAGAAACCGCCCAGGCTTTGAAACGGAATAAGCGACAATGGCGAAGGCGTCGGCGTCGGAAAAGCCATAGTCAAGGCCAGCGGTAAACCTTATATCAGTACGTGGCTGGCTCTCAATCCACGCGAGAAGGTCGGCGTCGGTGAAGTAGTTATGGTCAGAAAGCCGGTATACAAGCGCGTCGTCATCATAGGCTATCTGGCCAAGATACTCGCGAAGGTAGAGCGGGCTTTTCTCAGTGAGCTTTTTCTTTTTCCGAATGTCGGCCAAGACCTCAAGATAGTTCGGGATGAACGGGTTTTGAGTTATGTTCCAGTTAAAGCGCGCTGCTGGGTATTTTTCGACGTTCGACCAGAGCTCTTCCCAATACGTGCCGCGAACCTTTGGACCCGTGCCGGAAAGGAAAAGCTGCCCATCGCGATCAATGAGCGTCGGCTCGATAATATCCTCGATCAAAACCGCCAAAGCTTTTTGACTTTGGGCTTCATCGATGACAACCAAGTCCCATTTTGAACCTCGAATCTTTTCGCGTTCGTCAATCGACGTATTGCCCCGAAAGTGTACCTCGCTTCCGTTTGGAAGCTTCATAATTCCTTCGGTTCGCCGATGCTCCGAAAGCTCGAAGCCAAGGTCGGCCAGGCCCTTGACTATCGGCTCCCAGAAAACCTCAAGGCATCGAGTAAAAGAAAGCCCGATGAAAAGTACACGCGAATCTGGAATCGTCGTCAAGACCTCTTGGGCTTTTCGTATATCTGCCTCGGATTTTCCCGAACGTCGGCCCGCCATGAGCAAAACCTTTTTTTCTTTTGACAATAAAATGCGCTGCTGTATGTCGTGACAGCTTTTGTGGATTCGATATGAAAGGAAATCCGCGTCCTCTCGCCGACTTTTGTTTAGTTGCTTGTCAATTTGCTCAAGAATATCGTCCTCGAAGAGCCTTTCCCCGAGCATCTTAGCTGCCCAGCCCCCGGAAAGCGCGGAATTGCGAAAGCTTTTGAGGTAAGCGTCAAGGAAGGTTATCTCTTGCCCGCCTTTTATGGGGATTTTCTTCTCAAGCTCGTCGACAAAAAGCCCTTGGACAAAGGTTTTGTAGCTTGACCCTGGAGGTCGGCCGGCGGGGTTGTTTGTTTTACCCGGCTGGCTCATGTTTTTTAGTGTTTTAGGGTTGCGCCCCGGCGGGTATTTATCCGTTTTGATTTTCCTTGATATCTTTTTCGGCAAGGTCGGCCTCGGTTTGAGCCTTTTTGTAGTTTATTTGGTACTTTA